CATACTACGGCTACGGTGACCCTATAGCGGAAGGCGCTGCTGACGGATACGCCGATATGTATGGTGGTGACGACCCTACCCTACTGCAAAGTGCAATTGCAGACCCCATATTTGCTGGTACGCATCACACACGTACCGGCTACAGCACTGAGTACGGGAACTTCAAGACAAATACCCACAGGGCGTTGTACTCGGCAATTAGGGCACACGTAGGCATGGGTGGAAGTTTCGACGATATTCCAGACAGGGGTAACATTGTAGACACACCGGAATTACGTATGGAAGACCGTTTGCAGGGTGTCGCTAAACCTCGTTATGCATTCAATGCTGTAGGTGTAGACGAATCGCACATTGTTAACGAGGCCACTCTCGGACACGTGTGGGAAAGTATGCCACACATTAGGGAGCACTTGACTACGTTGGGGTACGACCGAGTTGCAAGAGAAGCGGCCAAGGTTAACCAACGACATCGTGAGCAGTGGACGCGGGATAACGTCGGTGAGCAACTCAGTTTTGACGATCTTTAAGGTGCTTAGGTTTTAGATTTCTAACACACGTTACAAATAGTTCTTGTCGCGCACTTTTAAGCCGTGCTAAGATAATCAGGCACAGGAGGCCAGTATGCAAAACGAAATCCCCGGCTACGTAGGAAAGATTGGAATGGCTACCATTCGTGGTGGTATTGCACAGACTTACGGTCGCCGTTCAGGCGCTAAGTACTACCGAACTGAGGCAATGTCAGGGAGTCGAACCGGTATTTCGGTACCTAGCCGAGGCGACTTCTATCGCCGCTCGGTTAGTGCTCGCGGTCAGCAGTCCGGTGAGTACCCGACCGGTGGACGTACTTGACATATACGTAAAACGGTTATAATATATAGGTCGTGGACGACGACCTACTTGACCTGTCTACCTTCTCGCGCATGCTTACCGAGACTAAATGGATGAGCAAAGCCGCCTGCAAAGGTATGGACACAAATCTGTTTTTCCCAGAACGCGGTGACAACATTACGGTGTCGATTGCTAAGAGCGTATGTGCGAAGTGCCCCGTATCTGATGAGTGCTACCAGTACGGCGAAAGGGAGAAAATGGGTATCTGGGGAGGGGCCTCAACCCGCCAGCGGGAGCGGGCACGAGGCATTCGCCTGTGATATAATTGTGAAATCTAGCAATAGATACCCACCTAGTCACTGTTCGGTGCAGGTCGCGTAGAGGTATCCGTATCGGTAAAGCGTGAATCGATACCGGAAAGCGCTCGGTTTATCCGGGCGCTTTTTCGTTCTCTACTAGAATGCAGTCATGGATAAATACTCTATGGCTTTAGTTCACTGGTTTGATGCCCATGATGACGCTACTGCTGCATGGGTACCTTTAGAAGACTTAGAGGCAGAGCCGTACCGTGTAGCAACGGTAGGCATCCTGCTCCCTACAGAGACTAAGCGAGGTCATTTATCAGTCGCCCGCAGCATCGGTGAGGGCGTGGTCGATTCAGTGATCCATATACCTAACGGTATGGTTGAATCTGTGGAAATACTGGGAGCAGTAGAACTGGATTAGCGTTCTGGTACGTAGACCACCATACCGACTAGGTCCTCGGCCATAAAATTACCGTTCCACGTCAAGTACTTCTCTACGAACAAATGCGTTGGTTGCCCTGTGTACAGACGCTGGATGAACTGCGTGGTGGACTCACCGTCCTGAACTACTGACCGTCGGCCTTTTTTGTTAGGAATATCAATCCACGTACCTGCCTCCAACCCATCCGGGTTGGCCTTCAAGATTGCTTGGTACCGATGGGAGTCCCCGTAGACGGTGTTGGCTACCTCCTGAGGTGACTCATAACCGTCGTAGAAGTACCGTCCGATGTTGACGTGTTCCACGATTTCTGACATACCTTCTCCTTGTTCTGCCATCTGAGGCTCCGCTTGCGGAGCCGACCTAGGTGCTGGGCGTAGCCTATGCCTCGCTACGCTCGGCGTCGCACGGCTTCGCCGTGCTCTAACCCTACCAACCACTCAACTTCTCATCCAGTGGTAGGTACCCATTTCTAGTTTAGCAACCCGTGTCAAGCACCCCCCGAAATGTCCCCACCGACCCCTCTTGATCAGGCATAATAGAGGTGTCTGTATCACGCCGAGGGGAGCCTCCGTATGCCTAGAGCGAATATCAATTACACCGTCGACAGGGGCGAGGCGTGGGAACGTCTTTTGATCCCGAAAGATCGCAGAACCCACCGCAAGCGGGTACCTGTCGAAGCAGCGGCTACGTTGAAAGTAGGTGATACCAAGTACGTTATCCCATCCGAGATCACTCCTGAGGGAGGCATCCTTCTGACGATGACGCCGCAAAACACCGAATGGTTGGCAGATGGGGAGTACGCATGGGATTGCGTGGCGACAGTCAGCCGTTCAGCGCTACTGACATCGACCCCTCTGTCGGAGACCGTCGTGGTGTACGGCACTCTCCACGTCAGCACGTACGACAATCTAACGCCGATGGATAGCGATGGAGACCCAGTTGCTTTGGATGTTCTCGCATGAACTTCGATCCGTGGATAGGGGTCATTGCGGCAATTCTCGGACCCGGAGGCATCATTGTTGCCCTCATCGAGAAGACGCGCAGAGAGAATAACCGGGACCACGCCCGTAACACCCAAATTCTGATGAAGATTGATGACAAGATTGAACGTATCGACGAAAGGATCGACAAGCACATCGAGTGGCATCTTGACAAGGAGAACTAAATGTCAGACAATGAGTATAACTATGAACCCCTAAGCCCTAAGGAGCGTCGACGCAAGTTCGGTCGATCACTAGGCGACATTCTGGGAGAAACCGGCCCTAGTCCAGAGGGCATGGATGAACTGTTCGGCGGTTCTCGTGGCGTCGAACAGAACAACACTGGTTGGATACCTGTCCCCTCGACTCGCATGACAGACATCTACTACCACAACACCGACCGCACTGTGTGCGTACGTTGGGTAAAGACGGGTCGACGTGGTAACTTGTGGGTGTACAGGAATGTACCGCCGGACGTGTGGAGCGATTTTTCAGAAGCCGCATCGAAGGGCCGTTTTGTGAATTTAGGATTCACGCCCCCCGGAGGAACACCTCTGTACGACCACGGCCCACCTACAGCGTGGGAAGAATCGAGATACTTCAACGGGTTGGATAAATGATCTACTACTACGCCGCACTGCTACTAATTGTTATCGTCGGTAGTTACTTCCTGTTCAGGGATACCATGAACAGAGTCCAATACGTACAGACTTTGCGTATTTATTGGATTACTCGCAACAATTCCGGTAAAGGTGTGCCTCTCGTGTCTACCGCGTTCATGTTGCAGACAGCCGAACCGTGGTGGCAAGGTCGCGGCTTGCAGTTCCGTGCGGGAAGGTACACCTTTCAGTTTGGTATCCTTACGAAACAAGGAAGAGGTCTTATAGACCAAGTCGGGGGCAGAGATATGGCAGAAAGTGCCAAGGAGATTAGAGAATGGGGCAAGAAATGAGCAGTCCAGAGTTTTTCTCACGAAAAATTGACTACAACTACTTTAAGCGTGCAGAGAAGATTCCGTCAGCGGACGCCCCTCACTATCTAGACAGTATTGTTGTTTCCCTACACCGTGCACTAGATGACTGGCGATACAACGATGGAGATGTAGACGATGTGTCTATGTGTGTAGATGCACTGAGCGCCTTATGGTCTACGATTGAGGATCGAGTCTCAGTATGACCGATATCGACGTTGGCTCCGATGAGTATCTAGATGCTTTAGAGGAACTCAACGAAGATCTAGACGAGACTACCGCTGAGTTCGTAGATGATCTCGTCAAGAAACTGCTGGTATTTATTCAGACTTTTTGTGACACGGAGTTCTTCCCTTACCAAACCCCCATCGCCTACAGCATCGTAGAATCCGTAGTGCTAGGTGACGGCGAAGAGAAGACTCTAATAGCCACTCGTCAGAGCGGTAAGTCTGAGGTTGTTGCCAACGTCATCGCTGGTCTGATGGTTATTTTGCCACGACTAGCCAACGTATACCCTACGTGGTTGAAGAAGTTTGAGAAAGGGTTTTGGGTCGGGGTGTTCGCCCCCACCGAGGATCAGGCAGACACGGTTTTTGGTCGAGTTGTCAATAAGTTGACGAGTGATCATGCCATGGACTTTCTGTTAGACCCAGACATCGATGACAAGGCAAGCGCCGGCGGCTCACGAGGTAAGGGCAAGATCATAACTTTGAAGAAGTCAGGATCGCTTTGCCGTATGCAAACGTGTAACCCTAAGGCCAAGATCGAATCTAAGACTTATCATTTCGCGTTCATCGACGAGGCTCAGGAAGCGGACGAGACCATGATCGCTAAGTCGATCAAGCCCATGCTTGCGTGGAACAACGGTAGCATCGTCCTAGGCGGTACCGCACAGCGTTATAAGTCGTACTTCTACAGCGCTATTCAGTACAACAAACGTCGTGACATCAACAACCGTAGTCACAAAGTCCACCACCATGAGTACGACTGGCGCACAGCAGCCAAGTACAACCAAAACTACGCATCGTTTATTTCTAAAGAGAAGTTGCGTATCGGTGAGGATTCTGACGAATTTCAAATGTCGTACTGTAATCGATGGATGCTGGAAAAAGGCATGTTTGTATCTGAGGAACGGCTCGACCATCTGTACGATCCAAGCATGCCACTAGTACAGCAGTGGTGGAAAACTCCTATCGTCGTAGGTATTGACGTTGCTCGTACAAACGACAGCACTGTCATTACGCCGGTGTGGGTTGACTGGGATCACCCAGACCCGTTTGGTTTCTATGAGCATCGAGTACTCAACTGGCACGAGATCAATAACGTGGAGTGGGAGTCTCAGTACTTTGAAATTATCGACTTTCTGCGCAACTATGACGTACTTAGAATCGGTGTTGATGCTCAGGGCGTCGGCGGCGCAGTTGCAGAACGCTTACAGATTCTCCTACCTCAGATCGATGTCGTAGCAGTTTCTTCTGACGCAAAAGCCCAGAACGAAAGATGGACTCAACTTACGCAGTTGATTCAACGTGATCAGTTGGTCGTTCCCGGTCATAGTAAGGCTCGCCGCACTAAGCGTTGGCGTAAGTTCAACCAGCAGATGTCAGAGTTGGAGAAAGTCAACCGAGGCCCGTACTTGCTAGCCGCCGCCCCCGATGAACGTGGAGCATTTGACGACTATCCAGACTCTTTGGCTATTGCCTGCTCAATGACCGTGTTGGATGTCATGCCGACCGTAGACGTTTACGAAAGTCCGTTTTTCTCCTAAAGGCGTTTCTGGGCACCCAGAACACTGGCTAGTGCTACTATTTACGTATCCGATAACCCACGGAGGAACTTTCTATGGACATGAATCCGACAATCGCCCCGCAGAACCCGTACCCGGAGGCCATGCGGAACGTCTTTGAGCGCACTCTCGCTCCGAGCATTCCGATGAACCGTGGTCCGCAGAACTTCCAAGAGGGAGTTGCTACGGACACCGACGTGCCTCGTGATTTCGGGCAGGGCGCTTACATGGACACCTCGCCTTCGCCTATGCGCATGAACCACAACAACCGGGAGATGTTCTACAAGTACCCGGAGCAGACGATGCAGGAGCGTGCCCACGTGGGTGCAGCCGCTTGGATCGAGGCTCCCGGCGTTCTGTCTGACTTCGTCACCGGTTCGATGTCGGGTGATGGTATGCCTACCTTTGAGATGGCGTACAACACCGGCATGCACATGAATCGTCCGAACCCGGTTCGG